CAATGCTATCATACAGATAGATAGTATCAATCTTCTCATGGTATATCTCTTTGATTTTTACTCTTGTCTTGACAAGTGTGTCAATTCTTTGCTCTATTACTTTTTGGATGGAGTCTTTTGTGATAGTCACTACTTTTACTTGAGGTCTGTAGTGTATTTGCACTATTACTCCTATAAGTAACAGCAGTGCAATGCTGATCATGATGGATGCATCAATATACTTTTCCCTCATATATTTTCTTGTTCTCTACATGAAAGTTCTTGCCATCTCTATGCAAGATAGCAAAGCCATGATTCCATTGATTAGCTGGTCTATAGCGCGGTGATAAGTCACAGAGACAACCAACAGACCATGTGGTGATGATTTTACCATTGATGTCTTTCTCATTGTGTTCAGATGTCTGATGCCAGTGTCCACAGATTGCATGACTCTTAGCTCTTAGGTAGAGACCCCTTGCGATGTTTACCGGAGAGAATACATTCTGTCCAAATTCGTGACCATGTACTACACTTAGACTATTGAACTTAGCAAATGTCCTACCATCAATCCACTCTACCCCATACTGATCTAGCCACATAAGTGACTGCAAGTTGAATGCATCTATCTCTACCAGTTCCGGTGCATGTGATGATAAGTATCTCCAATACCTCTCCTCATGATTACCTTCTTTGTAGTACACTTTTTTGAATAGTGGGGATACCATCTTGAGAAATGACCTCACTGTCTCAAGCTCTTGAGAGAATGACCTAGATTCAGGATCCTTCTCCCACCTGGATAGCGTATGGCAGTCAAGTATATCACCATTCAAATACAATGTATCACAGCCTTTCTCTAGTCCATAGGTCAGAGCAATGCCTAAAGCTTCCTCATCGTGATAGGGGAAGTGAATATCTTTGAGCAAAAGTATCTTTTCGCCCTTGATATTGACTGGCATCCTCTTGACAATGGCTGATTTTGGTAGTGTGAAGTATGGTGATATAGGTACAAAGAGACTTTTAGTAGCTGATTTTTGCCTGTGCATATCACCTTTCTGTCCTCTTATATATCTTACATAGTCTCTAGCATTTTCAACAGAATGATATAGCTTGCCATGTTCTTTCTTTAGTAGTTTAGCTATTGTTAGATTAGGCATGTCAGGATACTTGCCACAGTATTCCTCTGCTATTTTTTTTGACTGTGTTTTATTCATTTAGTAGTGTATAGGTGAATACTCCCTTCCCACTATCCTTGCATTTCTTTAGTAAAAAATTAAAATCTGATGGATCAGCTATCACTTGACAGCCTGCACTCCACTTGTCTACTAGCTTGCTCATCAAGTTAGCATTGGCTCTGTGTATATTGATGCCAAACATGCCCCTATCTATCACTCCCCCGACATCAGCTCTTTCATCTCTATTGGAGTCTCTGAATACATTCACTGGCAAGATCTGTACAAGTGCCTCATATTTGCCCTGATGCAGTCCTATCCTCCAGCTATTTTTGTACTGCCCCTCTTGGAGGACAGCGGTACCTTTGGGATTGAGTAGATTCTTTAACCAGTGCTTACCTGGTCTAGTAGTGGCATGAAATGAATAGGCCTTATCTCCATCAATCAGGAAGATATTATCACAGAAAGTATTGGGTACATAGTCTTTTGTTCTGATACCCACCAGGTGAAATCTCTCCCACTGATATCCCTTGATGGCGAACTTTTCCTGCAGCCATGATAGGTTACTTATTGTCAGCATTCAGCTTTTGTATTTTCTTATGATAGTAGATGATGGTCATGACTCCCACAACAATAGCGACTAGACCAGCAATGATCTTGACAATGATCTCCACTTGCTCTAGGTTTGCTACTGATGCCATGCTTATTGATGTGACAGCACCTATTGTACCTGGTGTGTCATTACTTGTTACCATTGCTCTCTCTTTTTTTTAAGTCATTCATCATCTTGTTGTAGAAAGATTTCATTTTCATTTCATACTCTTTCCTCTTGTCTACTTGACTGGTAGGAAGTCTTTTATTGACCATCGTAGTGTAGATTGTTTTAGACCTTGTGAGTACATCAATCCAGTCTGTGTATACAGTTGAGTATAGGGTGACTGATCGGGTGATGTATTGCTGCTATATTCAGGGAATAAAGATACATTCTGTCTGATGTAGTCTAGCATTCTCTGTGTGTAATATCTCGCATTATCTTTTGCTGCATCCATTAGCTTGTGCAGTTCACTCTCACTGATGCTTGTAGCATTCTCACTGTCTCTGCTGACTATATTTCCATTGTCATGCTTGTACACTAGCAAGGGATATAGCTCAATCATGGTCCACCACACTAGCATCTTTCTCACATATTGGTCTATAAGTGTCTCATAGTCCCCTGCAAGGGTGCCTGCTTGTGCATCTGCCTTGAGCTTATTAGTCAAATCAGTACCTAGATAGTTCACTAGATACTTGTCTTGTGCAAGATATATGCATGGTCTGATGATGGCAGTGTCCACACTGTCATTTATTGCTGTATATTTCTTGATGAATGTCTCATCAATTAAAAGTATTTCCGGTAGTACTGCCATTTTATTATCCGTATTTTAGTGATCCTCTGCCTGGTCTGTTAATTGGTGCAATGCCCTCAATACCTTTCGGTTTGACATAAGGTACATTCCCCACTCTCTTATCATTGTCAAGCCCCTTATTAGGTAGGAACTTTCCTTTCTCTTGTTTTCTAAAGTATATCTGCCTTCTCCAGTGATGATGACAGAAGGCTCCCCCGACCCACCTGAAGATATCGTAGGATGACTGCCCTGCAGGAGCGAACTCACCATTCACTCCATCATCACTCATCTGTTGAATGTCCTCATATTTGAACACTGCACCAGCTTTGCTCATTGCTACCATCTCTATACAGAAGTCTCTGCTATTAGCTGATAGATTTTGACTGTATGCATAGCGTAGCTTGTATAGTCCAGCATCACCCCACTGACTTCTCTCTGACTCATCACCCTTAGCATAGCTATCAAGTGACTGACACTGTAGTACAAAGTCCTCCTCCGCTAGTGCATCAGTGACTTTCTCATCACTAAGGAGCTCCCATTCGTCATTGATGTACTCAGCTTTTGCTTTTAGTTGCTCAATGAATGCTGCACCTTGCTCATCTGAGAAGTCATTCCATCCACCTGCACATGATTGCGCATTTGCTCTTTCTAGTATTCTAGCTGCCCAGTCTTTACCTGGATCTCCACCCCATAACTGCCATGCTATTCTGCCTGCTGTTGGAAAGCCTTCCTCTCCCTGATTCCACCCTAGAGCTTCCTTGTCCACTTCATGTCTAGCAAAGTAGCTATTCATTCTAGTGACAGTATCTAGTGATAAGTTACGCATGTTAGAGATGTCTCTAGCTCTTGCGACTCCTACCTCTGTTCCTCCTCTCTTGTACTCCTCTCTCCACTTTAGACCTAGCTCAGCCTCTGCTGCCATTTCTTTAGTGGGTGCAAAAGAGTTCTCCTCATCCTCCGCAGCTAGTACTTTTTTTTTTAAAGCACTGAGTACAGTTGCTGGATTGATAGGTGTAGATGATAGGTTATCAAAGATGCTATTGATCTGCTCTTGGCTTAGCATTGGGAATGATGCAGTAGTGATAGCTTTTGCTGATGGAACTGTCAATACATTTGCTGTAGTCTGTACAATGATCTCAAGTAGAGATGCTATCTGCGCTCCGTTCAATGCTTGGCTTGCTACATCTATTGGTGCAGCAGCAGTTGTATCAGATGGTAGAGCACCTTGCTCTTGTGCTATCTCAATGATGTCATTCTTTTCAATGGTCACTTGTGATGGTACTCCATTGAATGCTAGTATCTGCTCTACTGCATCTGTGATGATGCGCTGAAATGGCTCAATGACTTGCTTAGTGAATACATATAGAGCAGCCTTAATCTCGTCAGTGTTAGAGCCTAGTCCATTGCCATCTGTTCTCACTCCCATTAGTAGGGGTGATGTCACTCTGTGAGCCACAATGATTTGAGAGGTAGCCTCTTTGGATAGGTACTCATATTGTTTGTCAGCATCAGTGACTGGAAATGGCTGTATTACTGGTGCCTCATCTTTACTCTTAGTGAATGTAATGAGGAACTTACCAGCGTTCTGAGTGCCGGATAGATTTCTCTCAATCTCTCTAGAGATCAATCTCTGAGCTTCGGGTGATGGCTCACCGTTAGGAAAGTTAATGTGAAAGGATGGAAAGAAACCATTGAGTATATTGTTCACATGGTACTCACTGATATGTCTAGTCAGTTCAATCCAATCTTTACTACTGATATAATCGGGGCGAGGATAGTACAATGATCCCACACTATGCAGATGGAAGAAAAGCACTTGTCTTGGTGATTGATCTTCGGGATTGAAAAGAGGTACATATTCAGGCTTATTCTTTTGCTTTCTGATGTCTTGCCAGTCTCTACTATACCACACTCCACATACATGATCCTCCTCATCTGATATAGCTAGTCTCACATTCTCGAAAGGCAAGTGATTTACTTGCACAATGCGAGTGTGATCCATGCTGTAGATGAGTTCCCAATAGACTCCACCTTGTAACTTTAAGTCTAATGCAGATGAGCCCAATATATTATCTAGCTCAAGCTTTGCTATGTTCACCTGGCTAGCTGGATTCTCACTCTTGAAACCTTTACCAGCTATCATGAATGAGATACTATTGACTAAGCTGCCATGTACCGGAGAAGATTGATACAAATCTATAAGGTAATTTGGCATAGAGTTAGCGTCTCCCCATTCAACCCACCCCTTTGTAGTCTCTTTCTCTACTTCCTCTACTTTGATGTACTTAGCTAAAGCTATATTTGTCAATTTATCATCCATTGTATATATAGTCTGATGGTGTAGTAAATGATGGAGTCTGATAGTAGGTCACTCCCGTTGTAGCTTCCATGAAACCTTCCTCTACCAGTCCCAAAGATAATGATGGGTCTAAATTACTCCCACTGTTTTGTGCATAAATATTGTAACAATATCTGCCTGGATCTACAAGCAAGATACCCCCATTCAAAGGGTCATTGACATTAGTGTCAAATTGCAAGTGAGTTACTCTGTTGTTCTCACTTAGTACTGTTGGAATGAAAAAATACTCCTTACCAGTGTTCTCATGTACCAGCTTCACTAGGTAGTGAGTATAAGTAGCAGCCAAGATCAGCTCCCCCTCTTTTAGAGAGAGGTAAGCTGTCTGCGCGGCTGTATTAGTTTGTACATAGAACATGCTATCTCTTAGAGAGTAGGTGAGTCTATTGTACCATCAAAGTCATTCACGATAGAGTCAGCTAAGCGATATGCTTTGTGTATCTCCTCAGCAGTGAATGTAATTTTGTAACCATTGAAATCAATCTTAGTAGTACCAGTCTCAGTAGACTCAGTAGCTACCTCTGCACCATCCTTGTAACCCATTAGCCAATAGTTGTCATTGTTGTCTTGTACAATGATCACATGACGGCCTCTGCTGAAAGTGTCAAGCTGTAATCTGCGAGCTGCAGAAAGCTTAGTGAACTGAGCAGTTAAGGTCTGAGTGTAGAAAATAGTGTTATTCTCTTTTGATACAGTGGCTGCCTCCACAAAGTTTCCAGTGTGAGGCTTCATGTTGTAAGTCTCCCAAGTAGCTGCTGGGAGTGCAGTGATTTGTTCTGTTGTGGGATCTATTGTAGCTGCATTGCTTATTGTAGCGTATGGACCAATCCAAAAGGATTTGATACCACCCACATAATTTTTACAGTCCACAAGGAATCCCCCGGTAGCTAGACATGACATGGCTTAAGTGTATTAAATTTTTTATTCATTTTTATATTCTATAAAAAAGGCGGAGCCAAATACCCCGCCCCTTTTTATGTTAGATGTTTTAGTCTTAGAATGCTACAGCTACATCACCAGCGAAACCTACTTGAGTACCAAAGCGGTATCTCATAGCCATTCTCACATTGTCAGATGCATCAGTCAAGCTCATGTCTACTACCTTCACCTCATTCAAGTCAGATACTAAGTCAGTACCTACGAATAAGTTCTCAGGCTGAGCGAACAATAAGCAGTCATTTGAGAAACCTGGACATACATAGATTTCATAACCATATACTTGCTTCATGATAGCGTTGTCAGCAGGCTGAAGTGGACCTCCAGTACCAGCAGCCATACAAGCTTGTAAGTACATTTGGAAAGTCTTTCTGCTCATGTAACACTTAGTGTTAGGTGATCCCATGATAGATGCAGGGATAACAGCTACTGTATTATCAATGTTAGTCATGATATTACCAGCACTCAAAGCAGCAGTGATGTTATAGTCAGGAGTTCCAGACTTAGCGTCAGAGATTTGCTTCAACAAACCATTGAAAGCAGTGTATCCACTAGCTCCACCTACTGATCCCGAAAAATTACCTACCCACAAGTTGAACTCAATCTGCTCAGAGATTTTGCCAGCTAAGTAAGTCAATAAGAAGTCAGCGAAGTTAGCAGGGATAACATCATTGATGAAACCACGACCAGTCTGCATAGCTTCCCAGTCTTGAGCAAATTGCTCTTTACATACTTCGATGTTAGTCTTCAAATCAGTTACAGTCAATACAGCCTCAGCCAATGTCAATGAAGATGATCCTACACTGAAATCACAACCGAAAGGTGATGAAGATTGTACCAAGTTAGCAGAAGATAATTTCTTCAATACTGCCTTGAATTTTACATTTTCTTTGACTGTTACATAGCGATTAGCGATGGTATCTCCAGTCAAAAGAGCAGCATGCAAATACGGTAAGGCTAATTCACCTGCGTATGTGCTGCTAGAGATTGTTAATGTACTTGCCATTTTTTTCTATTTATTAAATTATTTGTTTGCGATAATTGCCTTGATGCGATCTGCAGCACTCTTGTACTCGATCATTGGCTTGATTTCTTTCTTAACTGCTGTCTGCTTAACAGATACAGCTGCTGCTTGATTTGATAATGCAGAGTAGGCAGCTTTCACTGTGTCAAGCTCTTTAGCTACCTCAGACATCTCAATCTCTTTGCTAGAAAGTATCTTTTGAAATTCGGCCTTTAGTTCGGTGATTTGTTCGGTGATTGCAGTTAATGCATCATCTACATATTGCTTTGTCAATACCTCAGCTTGTTCTGCTTGTTCAGCCTCTACTGTCACCTCTACTTCTACTTCATCCTCTTTGGGAGTAATAGCCGATACCTTGCCCTCAAGTACTGAAAGCACAGTGCCATCGGCCACAATATAGTCACCGTCAGCAACAGCCACAGGATTGCCATCAGCATCCTTAGTGTAAATTTCAACCCCAAGATCCCAGCTCTCAGCCGGTGTGAATACGATAGTGCCATCTTCTAGTGCTGTTTCTACCATGAACTTTAGAGCCTCTGCAGTCTCCTCTTTTGTTACCTCAGCAGACTCATCTACTGAGAGCTTTATGTTATGTGCTGAAAGCTTCTCTTGAGCTTTAGCAATAATCTGATAAATGCGGTCTTTTACTTCCATGTGTCTTAGTATAAATGTCTATTTCCTTTTTTCAAATATTCTTTCTATGACTGACAAGCCTAGTCCTCCCCCTGCTATCAAGCACAGTGCATCATACATGAACTCTGGACAGATCTTGTCCTCATCAGCAGTTGTTGCAATAAATGCAAGCACTATGACAGTGGCAGTACAGATAAGAGCTGCAAATCTCTTGGAGCTCATATCATCGTTGGCACTTATGAGCTTTTTCATTAGCTCTCTCATGGATGCTCCAAGATGTTCAGTTCCTCTACCATCTGATCTAGTATCTTCTCTACCTCGTACTCATCCATCATCTTTTCCTCATTCTCTAAGAAGTAGCCCTCTAGTGACCATCCTTTAAAGACTCCATTCTTGACATCCTGCCATAACCCATCATCATCCACATGACCTCCAATATACCATGTGCCTATGGGTGTAGTGAAACCCAATGCAGCTGACTTGTCTTTCTCTGCATCTGCTTGTATCCATGTCTCTACTATGTTCACTCCTTGTACCGGGATAGCATGCTCTACATTGGTGTATTGGTGCATGCTGTTTCTCATGTACTTCTGAGCAATGGCCTTGATAGTCTCTGCTTTATAGGTAGCCATCCACTCCTCCTTAGTCTTGTCATTGTAGCGGTAGATAAGTTGGTCAGGTATCATGACTGGACCATACAGCATCCTCTGCTCTCCACTCTCCACAGCTGCGAACTTTAGCTCCTCTACCTTCTCTTGAGCAGATAGTGCTATCCAGTTCACCAGGATGGCAGGATTCTCTACAAGTGACATGCAATAGACTCCAGTCTTTTGATCATCATCATTGATAACATACTCAATGATCTTCATTTTCTTTTTATCTTTTTCCATAGTATTAACCTCCTCCTAGTATAGATGCAGTATTCTTTATTTTAAATTCAGCCTGCTGTGCATTGCTCACTTGACCAGCTAGTACATAAGTCTGTAAGGGTGCAGTATTGACATTGCCTTGTAAGAAAGAAAGATTGAGAGCACTGGGTGATTGAGCTGAGGGTGCAGACATAGCTCCTCCACCACCACCCCCACCTACTGTTGTTGTAGGCTGTACTCCTGCATCGGGTGCATTGAATTGTGTCTTAGCTATCTTGGCTATATTGGCAGCTCCTGCTGCCCCAATGCTGACAGCATTTGCTATCTTGAGAGCTGTACCAAATGGCTCAGGAATAGTAGTGACTGCACTCAGTGCATTTTGTACCCCTTGAATAGTTGCGATTGTAGTCTGAGCGATGGATAGACCTTTGCCTATCTTGAAACCTTTCTCTGCGCTTATCAATCCACTTTCTGTGAGTGCATTGTTCAAGTTCATCATGGCATCAGTTGCGGCCGATGCTAGCTCATACTTCGCATACCATGCAGCAGCCCAAATCTCTTTTCTTTCATTTGCTGCTTTCCTTTCTGCTATTGTTCTCTTTTCCTCCTCTGATATTGTTACTTGTGTAAGAGAAGTCTGTAGCTGTACTTGATTTTCATGGCTGGTGATCAGTGCAATATCCTTGCTATTGATTCTTTCTAGCTCATCTCTTTTGACTTCTCTAATTAGCTTCTTATCTTCCTCTGCATATTGCTTATCTAGCTTGCTTCTTCTATCTCTGAATACCATGCTAAGCTTATGCACATCTTCCTCACTTGCACCTAGCTCACCTAGTTGTCTGAGTTGCCTATTGTATTCATCTTCTAGCATCTTATAGGCTTTCTGTCTTTCAGTCAGTCCTATAAGATTATACTGTGCATCTAATTCTTGTCGCTTTTGAGTAAGCTGATTCAGTCTTTCCTGAGTCAGCTTTTCCATCTCTATCCTTATCTCATTATATTTTGTCTGAGATTCTTTCTCTTTTGCTTGGAACTCATCTGATAGCTTGATTCTTTTATCATGTGAGTCCTTTGCCACCATCAATATAGCCCAATGATATGCCTGCTCTCTTTTAAGTTCTTCCATGCGAATAGAATAAATCTTATCCGCTGATCCTTGTGCTTGTACTATCCTTAACTCATTTTCTTTTTTATACGCTGCTAAATCTTTTTGTCTCTGTTCCTCTAATTTTTTTGCAGCCTCCTCTTGTTTAGCAGTAAAATATTCAAAGGCTGCAACAGCTCCAGCTATAGCTCCAGCAATTAAAAAAATAGGATTGGTGAGCAATGCTCTTCCTAGACTAGCTAGTCCACTACCCATACTAGCCAAGCCATCTTTGAATGATTTGAAATCTACAGACTTGACATTGGATGCCATGCGTGTCATAGATTGACCAAATCCCTCCAGGTCAAGTTCCATAATTTGACCTCTAGCTATGCTAAGGTTATTTCCAAAGCTTGCTATAGCTGGACCAGCATTGGCATTGACTGCCTCTTTCACATCTTTCATCCTATCCCTCAGCTCTCCAGCTTTCTGAGATAGTTTCACGAACTCTTGAGAGCCAGCATCTAGACCAGCCATCTGATCTTGTACCGCCCTTAATTCTGTTTTTATGCCTCTAAGGCCACTTAATATCTCATCAGCCATATTGCTCCGCTTACTATTGTACTTATTAGTATAAACACTATTGAGTAATTGATGATCTTAGTGATGTACTTGCTCATCTTATTCTTATACTTACCTTTCGCGATAGCACCTACCTCAGATTCCGTTGGTAGTTTCTGTTGTAGTAGTGCTAGTGCCTCTGCTATTTGTGCAGGATCTATCTTGTCTATTGTCATTCTGTGCCTATTTGCGTGACTCTTACTTGTGCTGTAAAATGAAACTGGTCTGATGGATATGGTCCACTCAATTTCTTTAGCTCTAAGTCAATGATATTACTATTGACTGCATTTGTAGTCCATCCTAATTCAAAGGGACCAGTACCTGGATCTACATCAATAATGAGATTACATGGATTATCACCAGTAGCTGTGCCTCCTATGTTGGTAAGAATAGCATAAGTACTCATTGAGTATGTTCTAAATGGCTGTAAATCTACCCCTACAACAGTGAATGAACTAACTGTCAATATCACCTCAGCTGAATATACTGAATTTTCAAGAGTCAAGAATGAGCCTACTACAGTAGTCATAGCTGCTGATGTGAATACATCCTTAGCCTGCCATACCATTTGACCACTCGCTGATCTATTGACTAGCACTCCATCATTACCTCCACCATACCATATACCCCTATTCTGCACAAGCAAGTCCTCTCCACCTACTATACTATTCTTTGCAGCTCCAGTGACAGTCAAGCTTTTGCCTATTACGATAGTTCCGGTAGCTGATGGGTCTTTCTTTCCACCAACATTTGTGAACTGATTGAGAAAGCTAGAGGTCACTCCTAAAGATGGGGATATAATAGGATCTTTGATGCCTCCCTGATTCTGACTTTTGTAACACATATTGAGTACATTATCCCAATAGTAACCTATCTGCTCACAGCATATTTGACTACCTCCATTGAGCCACTGCACTGAGCCATCTTTCTCAATAGCTATGGCAGTGTCTACACATAGATTAGGCAAGTCTACTGCACTCAGCTTCTTGATTAAAGTGACTGATGTGCTTTGATTCATACCCATGTTGTACCCATCCACTGACAATACTCTCCAGTAGCTGTTGAATAAGAATACACTGTCATTAAAATTCAAGTTGAGTATATCAGCTACTGACAAATTAAATTGAGCAGTTAGTACTTTACTTTCTGCACTATACAGCTCTTGCAGATAATTGTTGTAATACTTGAAATACATTGTATTGACTGGAGCTGATGTGATAGGATGAAGAGGTATCTCCTGAGCAAAGTTCAAGTCATTAGTTGCGAGGTCAACATACACATGATCATAGTGACCAATAAAGGGCACATACAATAAAGATCCATAAATGCTAGTACTTCCACCAATAGGTCTAAGTCCTAAAGTATCTAGAGGGTCAAAAGAAAAGTAGAATAATCTAGCATCAGGATAAACCCACTTGTACTCATCATCTACGAACTTAGGAAAGTAAAAATCTATATTACTCGCGTTGGGAAACATCTGATTAGGAGTAGTGCTTGCTATTACTTCTACTTTATTTTCTCCCACTGTGAAATCACTAGCAGTATCATACAAGTCAAGTGATCCAAATACTCTACCGACTGACTTATATGCCTGACTTGCTACATCTGCACCCTCGCTAAATGTGAATTTTTGATGCCTTGTCTGATATTCAGATGATGGCAATACAGTCATCTCAGCAGTCTCATCTATTTTGTAGGTCCAGTCTACTGTACCACCCCCTGCTAAGTACTCATTCATGGTGATGATATCAATCACTCCATAGTTGCTATAGTTAGGAATAGCTACTGCATTGGTCAGTTTCATGATATCGCGTATGAAATCAAGTAGCTGATAATTTTCAGGAGCCATATTGACAAAACTGATAGCATTGGATAAGGTTAGATTGTACTTCTGCAATGTCCAATTATTGACTTGAGCAATAATGTCTATTGTCCCTCCTGCTGTTGGATCACCCACAGATGCGAATGCTACCTCTACATAGTCTCCTGCATTAAAGAATACAGCAGTATCCTCATTGGCTGCAGCATTATTGATGAACACTGGTACTACTATCTCATTGCTCGTAATGACTGGAGCTTGTGCTGTGTAGCTTGCTATATCCACATTGATAAAGGGAGCCTCAAATTGTGCATATACAGTACCTCCTGATATTGAGTTAAAGGCTGAATAAAAGTCTGTACCATTCACTAAGAAACCTGGCACAATAGGAAAGGCAGGACTAGTAGGTGTACCAGCTACATCACCCCTGATAGTGCCAGTGATCTTGAACTGATAGTACCCATCATCCGGTATGACATAACGGTTATTCAGTGTATCAAAATTGCTGCCTATATCTATGACATCATTGAAAGCTATTCCAGTGATGGCTGTGTATAGATTGCCAGTAAGTACTGAAAAAGATAAAGTATCATCAGTGTAGTTAGTTCCTCTCCACTCAATAGCTGCTGCATTGTCATCATATTTCAGAGTACCATCCTTGCCTATAAATGGCATGCACATCTTGTCCAGCTCTGCTTGTACATCTGTGCTTAGTGCTATTTTTCTTTTATTATCATTAGCTAGGTATTCATTGATTCTATCAATGAGATAAGTTCCTTTCAGACATGGAGTGAGGTCAGTGACATCTATCCTATTAGCATTGCTCATAGCTGTATAGGAGGCATTGACGAAAGTGCCTACATAGTTAGATGGAAAAGTCAAGAATTGCTGACCTCTATCTATCAATGTCCACATGAGCTTATGATCACTGTAGTCATTCCCTCCAACAATACCACCATCATTGACTAGCCATACATTGTCATAGGACATCTGATGTTGTGCGTCTGAATAATCTAGCACAGTGAAATCAAGGTCTTTCAGATTAGTCCCAAGATCTACTGAGTCACCAAAAAAGACTATTGAAAAATCAGACATCTTGCCATTCTTGATGTATGATTTCCTAAACTGCACAAAACCTTCTGCCACTGGTATAGTGTCTACAGTAAGCACTGCCTTAAATTTCCTCCTGATATCATTAGTAGTTCCATTGATTCCGATAAAATTGAAATCACTCTGCAGACCAAATACAGAACAGTTGTTTTGAGTAGCTGGTATACGGAACTCTTGACTATAGACATCACCAGCCTCTAGCGTTGTGATGCTGTTAAAGTTGAAGTTCATTGATATAGTATCTTGACCATATAAGTCAAGTACAGTAGGCACTCCAGCTTTGGAGGTCACTGTCAAAATCACATCATTCATGTGCCAGTATTATAGTTTATTGCTTGATAGTCTTGTGCATACTTGAGCTTTAATGTCAGATTGTACTTAGTACTATTGCGTTCCCTTCTCATTATATAGCTATTATCAGTCACTATCATTGGGATGTAGTCACCTCTACCATCATAGTTGACTATATGTACTACATCTGCTACCATCAAGCTCTCAAGATATACAAACTCCTCCTCTGTGATCCAGTCACTTGTCACTGTCAAGTACTTAGTCACCATGTTCTCTCTGCTCACATATTGCCTATTGTCTGACCAGTCTGTAGTCAGCATGCCTGGAGTCTCTATCCCCTCCCCAAGTCTGCCATAGTTTCCAAAGGGCTTTTTATATTCTGTCCTGGCAATGTCTATGCTGTTCTGATTAGTCTTGATGAAGTTATAGTAGTTCCATCCTCCCTTCTTTCCTATCCACCCCAAAGGTACCGGTGTGTGCTTACAGTCAATGTCCTCCAAAACAAATAGCCATTTCTTACTGCATGCCCCATTGGTGATAGCATCTTTTATTTGTAGTGTGTAGAATGCAGTAGTAGCTGGTATACCTCCAGTTCTCAAGTATGTCATATTCCCAGCGAATGCCGGAACAAGTGCCACAGCTCCAGGACTAACTGTGATAGTGAAAGATGTAGTATCTGTGATCAATAGCAAACCTGCATCTGTGTAGAATTTTAACTCTACATACTTGTTATTTATGTCCTGCTCAGAGCTGAATGTACCATCATCTGCATTGATGCAAAAGCTACCCATATTGTTAGGCAATGATGGTACAAATGTCACTCCTGATCTGAATGATGGAGGTACCTTTGATGCTAGTCTCTGATAGTATGTATTAGATGTGATATCATTAAAACCACTGCCTAAACTTACTACACTATTGTTTTCATTAAAACTGAATGCATTGTCCCAGCCCCAAAATGCCATGAGGTCTAATTGTTGCGAGCCAATAGCATCTGGATCTTGAGTAAATACTCCACCTACCTCCCATCCTTCAAATACTACCACTGATAATCTACAGTTGATATTTTCAATATCTGCAATCAATTCAGATGATGGACTGTTAGCTTTTGTATTGTGAATCCAGGGATAGTTCAGAGATGTGTTTATCAGACCTCTGTAAAAAACAGAGTCAATGATATGAGGTCTGAGATTGATGATGCCCCTTCCGTATGGATTAGGATGCACATAGAGTGTACTGCTATTGCTACTACCATACATATCACTGACTGATATACTTACTATATATCTGAAACCAGGCTGAGTGTACTCAGTGCTCAGTGCTGTGACTATATTATCTATACCACCCTTACTGACATTATTATATGTAGTGATTGTCTGTGTTGTTCTTTCTAATGTAAGTGCCATTGCTTATGCTTTTTTAACCAGTCTGAAAGTATTGAGTAGCTCTACTTCAATATCCTTTCCTACACTATTAAGTATATCAGGACCCATTGCTTTGAGTGTATCTAAGTAGGCATATTCAAAATAGTGCAAGCCTACTCTACCTCTCTCTTGTATTGCTTTTGCTATTGCGTATGCTATCCCCTCTCTCTTGCTCTTTGATGGCTTGCTGATGAACTTACCATTCTCATCCCGGAACTTGATGTTCTTTCTCTCCATCCACTTGAATATCATTTTGGAGGGAGGCATCTTTGCAGTTGTCGCATTCTTGGAGGGCATGTAGTATGGATCATCAGTAGGCATTCCCTTTGTACCTTTCTGTCCATGTTCTATTGCCATTGCATACTGCTTAGCTGGACCCACCACAAAGAATGAGAGAGTCATGTCCTTATTGACCTTTCCCCTCAGTCCATCCTTGAGCTTACCACTGGCTACAAAGTTCTTTGAGATAGTCTTGCTCACCTTGAATTTTGATACCTTTTGAGTGGCACCAATATTCCTTTGAGCTTCTTGTACTACCTCAGTGACGAACTCTTGCAGCAGTGCTTTGAGATTATTCAGCTCCACAGAAAAGTGTGTATGCAGTGTTAGGGTCAGCAATGAGTAAAGCTATAAAGGCATCTAGACCTTTCTCTGCTAATGCTGTAGTAAATTCTACATTGGAGTCCTCCCATGCAAAGCAGATAGTACCCCATTGTCCATCTGTTGGTATGCTGATCTGAGTGATACCAGGCTCTCTCTGTTCTAGTGTATAGTTCATTATATTGTGATTTTTAGACCTATACCACTACAAGCCGCAGCTGTAGCAGTTCCGGTATTTTTATATTCTAAGGTGTAACCATCTCCAGCTGCATAGGTAGCACTATTGCTTAAATCTGAATAGACTCCACTGACAGTGCCAGCTGATACAGTTATAGTCACTGCAGTGGCTGCTCCATTTTTGAATAGTGTCACTTGCAATGATGAATTGGTTGGCATGGTAGCTCCAGTTCTGATGTACATGCGATTGATAGTACAAGCTTCAGGCACTGGGATTCTGACTTGTGGCTCAGCAGTTGTGCCTGGTAGTACTCCATATCTTGTCAGACCAGCACCCAAACCACTTGCACTACCCGGTACTAGTTGTATTGAACTGCTAGTACTTGAGCCTGCATACACTGGTATATTCAAAGCACCAGTAGTGGGATTGAAAGTTGCAGCTCCACTCGTTCCACTTGTCGTGAGAGATACTGCAGTCTGTTTATTGTTGAATGTATTCCAGTCTCCACTGCTCAGATATCCACTACTCGCTACTCCTGCTGCATTGATACCAATAGATCCACTAGTAGTAATGGTACCACCAGTCAAAGGTGATACTGCTGTGATAGATGTGACTGTACCTCCACCACCACCTCCTCCCATTGTTTTCCATGTACCATCAGCTGCAGCATAGTCAGTATTGGCTGCAGGTGCATTAGTTGTATATACTAGCTTCTTTGCCATTAGTTAGTGATTGAAAATGATAGACCATTAAATATACCACCAGTAGCAGTAGCATTGTTGACCCTTCTTATTGATAACTTATCCCCCGCTACAAAACTAACGGGGTTGCTTGTATTGGAATAAGGTGTGGTGGTCGGGGCAGAGTTAGATGCTATTGTAATGACAAGAAGGGTATCTACAGCATTCTTTCTTACTGTTATGACTTGAGTTCCACTAGCTGGCTGATTGGTGCTGTAATGCATTAAATACATATTACTCAATGTCATTGCATGTGGAATGATAACGGTAGATATACTTTCATTACTACCAGCAGTCACTCCAGTTGCTATCCATGTAGTAGCAGATCCTGCAATAGCTGTACCCACATTAAAAGTAAATAACTGATTTGATAGCTTACCATTCAATGCAGTCTGTGTGGCTGTGCTTATTGGCTTGCTTGCATCTGATGTATTATCAATATTGCCCAACCCTACAGCTGTCTTATCTAGTGTCTGCCAGCTCTTATCACCCCTCCAATACTGACTAGTAGTACCAGCTGTGATAGTTGGCTCTTTGGTAGTATGAAGGTGATCTAGTGCATCATCTACATTGGTACCAGTGACTTGACTGTCATTTGTTACCTCTGAGGCATGGACATGCTGATGTTGCCACTTAGCTGCACTGGCTTTGTATATCCACACTTCATTATCTGATGGAGTGCCTGATTGAAAGTCTACTCCATGCACTCTGTGTACTGTTGGATTAGGATAGGTACCAGTGAGATCACCTCCTGCTGGACCACTGATAGGTCCTCCTCCACCTGGTAGAACATACCATCCCTTTGTACCAGTTGCATCTGTACCATAGTAGTAGTCATTGCCAGGTGTGTCCACATCATTATCTAATGTGACAGATGTACCGGATAGATTAAGACTATCATCAAAGGTCAGCACTCCACCACCTTGTCCTCCACTCGTAGGAATGTTCAAGTTAAAGTCTACCGGAACTGAGCAAAAGTCAAAGGTGTAGTCTAGCTCAATAGTGACAGTACCCTCTACTCCAGTCAAGTTGTTAGTGAATGAATTAAGAAAGGGAGTGATAGTGATAGGCTTTTGTAGGAGTGCATTGTCACCAAACAAAGTATTGTTTTCGATAGTGGCAAGCAAGTCCTCAAAGAGCTGTGAGCAGTCACTGATGATCTCTTTCTCATTCTCGGGCTTATCATCTTTGTCTCTGACTAGATCAGCAAAGAGAATGTCAAAGGACATACCTCTCTGACCTTCATCATAGTTGGTAGATGATGGAGCTACATGCATCCATGGATAGGTACATGACTTGCCGATGTCTCCCTCTTGGATCGTGCCATAAGTGAAACGATTGATTAAAGGGTGAGCAGTGGCAAAGTCCTCAAATCTTTTTATGATGACATTATAGGTAGTGGTACTTGTACTCATATCTATTAGTATATTAAAGGGTCAAAGGGTGCATGACATTATTGTAGCTTTTCATGTAGCTGATGTGAGCGAAGATTTGAGCAGCTGGTAGGTCAGTGATCATATTGAACTTAGTGATGTCTCTATCTGTTAGCTCCTCAATGATGTGCCACCATCCGTACTGAGATGTGAGGCTAACTCCTGCTCTATCAGAGTCAGGCTCTCCTCCATCTGCTGAATCATCTGTTGGTCTAATAATTTGAGGGAACTGCTCAGCAAATCTTCCCTGAGCAGACAAAAAAAAACCATTGCACCATTGACATAGGCCATGTCTACCTCTCTAAATAAGTCAGCATTCTTGATGTGCACAGCACTGTCATATTTCTCTATCTCATAGTTATGCATGAACTCACTCACCACTGGTCTATACAATATACTCATGATCTTGGGTAAGTTGTTAGTGAAGTCAGACCTCACTAGCTCATTGAGGTCAAGATACTCACCAAAGCTCATAGCCTCTAAGTTGGGATGAAAGCCCATAGTCTTGCCACCCATCTTGATGTACTTCTGCAGCTTATTATCATTGTAGCCCTTGCAATCCTCAATGAACTTATTGATCAAGGGTGCAATGTCATCCATTGACTTCTCTCTCAGCTCATCCTTTGTGTAACCAGTCACCACTTGAGCTTGCAGGAATACATTCTCCCCGGCATTCTTGAAGTCTATGTACTTGCCCAGTGTAATCATATCAAAGAGTCTATTGTGATATTGATACCATTGCCTCCTACCTCAAGCTCAGACTTCTCTACATATCCTCTTTTCTTGCCTTTAGTCTTGAGATAGAATATACATGCAGTTGGATTAGGTCCATCCTGGACTGTCAGTACTTCACCCTTAGCTGTTGCCACCTCGTGCTTTGCTCCATTGATCAGTTCCATGAGCTTGCTCTCAGCAAAGTCAATGCATGACTCTTGAATGGCATCTACTTGAGCAGCATAGTCTTGATCATTATTGTACCAGTCATAGTGAGTGGTCCTATTGATATCAGCTTTCTGACAAGCTGTTGACACAATGCCCATACTCTGCTGCAAGCATTTGAGCATGATCTCTTTTTTATTGTTGGTTTTGTTGGCCTTATCCATATTTTTCAATATAACATTTTTGACAGTGAGGCTTAGAATTTCTAGTTATAGATATGTTAGCCTCATCCACATAATAGTAGATATGCCTACCACAAAAAGACTCAGTACATTTACTGCACTGGTATATCTCTTTCTTGGGTACTTCACATCCACACTTAGTCATTCAATTTATTCTTAAAGTGGTTAATCAATCTTTCCATCTGATGATCATAGTACTTTGTAAAGGTAAGGAAACCCTCTTTATCTTGCTCAAAGAGTTTATAGAGTATATTCCTAAGTCTCTGACCATTGCTTTTCTTTTCTAGCTCAAAATCAGCTTTCAGATCCTCCATCACTTCCAGCTCTTGCTGCATGAAACTTTCCTCTTTGATAGCTACATAGACAAAGCTGTTTTGTAAAGCAAAAAGCTGACCAGCAGTTTGGGGTGACATCTCTTGACTACCTAACACAATAGCAGTTGTCTTGTCTTTTCTTGACTTAATTGACTCAATTTGTCCTGGTATCAGTATCATGTTATCTATTAGTATATCAATTTACTTAATTACTAGATAAGTAGTAGTTAAAACTTAATCTAGAGCATAGATCCTGAGCTAAGAGAGCATGAGAATATCCTACTGACTTGACATCAGTTGTCACTCATCTCTCAAGCATTAAGTCTCAATCTGTCGCATGAGTCCTTTCGCTTTCAAGTCCCATAGTATCATCAGTGATCTATGGTCTGGAGTCTACTTTAACAGAGTGTCTGACCTCTGTGATAGTCTTGCGGCTCACTCCTTGATGCCACCGCTGCACTGTGCTATCATCCCCTAGTAGTGCTTAATTCTTATGCCCTAGCGTATTCGCACCGCCAACAAAAGAATGTCCCCAAGAGCCATGCACCAGACTCAAGGGGACTTCAAAACTTTCAAACCAAATTAAAAACCTATGTATGTGATGCATGTAACAAATATACATGCAAAAATGTTACAGACTATAGTTGTTGAAAAGTTATAAAACAAAACAGCCCACCGTTGTGAGCTGCAATGAAATCAAAACTAAAAACTATAAAGGATAGATAGCTATCCATTAGTATATCTCACTCCTTCTTTTTTCTACTCCTTTTTATTCTTGCAGGAATATCTGAGGGGTTATCAATGACTACAGTACCATTATGCATATCTTGCAAAAGCTGATCTAGTGTAGTGAATATCTGACTACCACATGAACTGCAGGAGAATCCTCGGAAGTTCGGGTCCTCAGCCTGAAAGATTTCATTCAGCATGTCTCTGTCCTCTTTCACTATGAACTTTTGCTTAGTAGCTCTCTCAGCTATATCTTTGAGGATAGACAGTTGTTTCTTGCTGAAGATAGTAGGCCACTTCCCTGCTGGACAATCAAAATGCTTGAGTGATGCCTTTGCTCTGAGATGGCATCCACATGGCTTGAAGGTCACTCCATCAATGGTCACAAGGTCTTGAAAGAGGTCCATGAACTTTCCACATGAGCTGCTTTTAGCTACATAGACAGGACATGCCATGCAGATGTCTAGTCTTTCTTTTCTTTGCTGTGCTGTTGTAAATAACATATATGATCTATTAGTAATTGCTTAGCTGTATTGACTGCCCTGAATACATAGGTCAGAGGTATATCAGTGGCATCACTGATCTCTTTATACTTAAATCCCATGAGATATAGCTCCAGTGCTTTGCTCTCAAATTCAGGCAATCTGCTGATGATGATGTCAATATTCTCCCTGTTGACAAAAGATGCAATGTCAGGCACCTTTGTCAGTAAGGCATCCTCAGTGATCTCACTCATGTCATTGGTAAACTTGCGATGAGTGTAGTAGAATCTACTTGTAGAGCTGTTAGCTGCTAACCTCAATGAGCAGTCCATGTATGCTTTGAACTTTCCTCTCTTGATAATATCATCAATGAAGTCAGCCTCTCTTTCGTATAGTCTAGCAATGGTGTCATGGAGGAGGTCATAGGGATCAAAGCTCTTGCCTTTAGATAGAATCTTAGCCAGTGCTAAGAAATCTTTGTAGTGCAGTTCTATGGCCTTATTCAACTCTCTCATTCATGTAGGTAATGATCTCAAGTATGCATGCATCAAGGCCCTTGCATATCACAGCTCTGTAGCCCCTCTTATTCAGCTCATCCCTCCAAGCTTTCTGCTCAGGTGATGCCTGACCCTTGCTTGTCTTAATCTCAATGAATAAGCCATGATGGAGCTGTGTGGGATGCATGATCTGTAAGTCAGGGAATCCTTTCTTATAGCCAGTGCGTTTCATCTTGATAGCTTGTCTCATGCTAGTCCTCATCCCTCCGGCACTGGCACAATACAAGGTGCCTGGATAGGTCCTATCTATAAACTTGACTACTGCCTCTTGAATGTCTGACTCTAGCATGACATCAAAGGTACTACTCTTTTGCTATGTTAATAACTATGTTAATAAAAGAATTGATATTTTTTTCGTCTATATTCAAAAGTATTCATATCTTTGCTGAAATCAAAAACAAAAAAACTATGTATCAAGTAATCTACAGAGAGGGTGTCAACACAAGTATGATTGAACTACCAACAAAAGCAATGGCTAACAATCATGTCAATGAGAAAGCCAGTGAGCTCAACCTAATGCTAACTGGCTATGATGCTGATGGCTTTGCCTGGGCATGTGATGATGAGGTCCGTCCATCACAAGAGATCTACATTTTTGAAATCACCGAAAACATCTAAGCCATGAGAAACAATAGAAAATCATGGAAGCTAGAGCTCACTAATGCTGAGCTTACTATCCTACAAATAGCATTGCAAAAGTTCGCATCAAAATATGAAGGTGAGGTATTTACCAAAGAGGAGCTTGCAAGCACTCATGAGGAACTATTTGCGTACAAGTATATCCCTGAGTACCCAAATTTAGAAATCTTAAATAATCAAGAGATATGAAAGTCAACCTAACCTACCCCAAAAAGTACATCTGTGTACAGTCTGCAAGCTATCCAACAGAAAAGCTAGACTACAATCAGATAGCCCAGCATATTGCAGCAGGGACTAAGAGAACTCCCTTAGAAAGAATGGAGGAACTACTAACAGAAAAAACTTATCAGAAGTAATGCCCTGGATCAAAGATGAGGATGGAGCACCCATCCTAGTAGCTGAGGACTCTCCGGAGAATCAGTTGGATAATATCAAAAGAGCAGTGGAGCATGAAGGCTTCCTCAAAAGTATAGAACAATCAAATAATAAAAAGAAAATGAAAAACGCAAAAGTTACATCATGCGTCTTCTCCCGGGAGTGGGAGGGACCATCAGGCAAAATCTACTACCACAACATCACTCTAGACAATGGAGACGAGGGATCAGTAGGCACCAAAGAAAAGATGCCATCAAAGATCTGCACTGGAGCAGAAATCTACTACAGCATCGAAAGTAAGGGTCAGTTCAAGGGCAAGACTCAGTACAGCATCAAGCTTGAGAAAGCACCTGACCAACAGTACCGACCAAGTACCAACCAAGTAGGGACCAAGCAGGCACCAAGTCAGCAGGAGAACATTGCGAGATCAGTGGCCTTAAAAGCTGCAATAGATGCTAAGGGACCAGGTTATCAGCAACATGAATATGCACAGATGGCTCAGTACTTTGAATATTACTTGAACACTGGGCAGTTGCCTGATCAAGATGCCATTGATAATGCATTCAATGATCGCAAGATGGATGCATCTATAGATGAAAATGACTTACCCTTCTGAATACCAAAGCTATGGATAGATACGCTAAAACTAAGAAAGGCATGAACATACAGCAAAAAACAAGAGTAAAGGTAGCAGGTCTAATCAATGACCTGCACCTCCTCCAGTGTCTACCTGGCACGAGCAATGATGTGTCAAAGAACTATAGACTAGGCCATCAGTTCATGAAGTACCTCAGAGAGCTAGAGATCATTGACACTAAGGATAGGACAGTACTATACTCCAATCCTAAAAACCACAGCACTGACTATATTCTAGACTATGTGATGTCTAGGTATGAGGCTGAGTACAATCTCATGGCAAGGTCTATTAAAAAAGATACCACCTCTGATATAGTGACATGCGAGGTAGAACTACCAGCTGACATGAAAGGGATAGCTCAGGAGGCAATCTACAAGAATGAGATAAGGAATCTACAATCTGATCTCAATAGACAACAGGCTAGAATATCTACCCTAGAGTTCACTATCAAAACAAAAGATAAGATGATAGCTGAACTACAAAACAAAAAATCTATATTTGCAAAAATCAAAACTTTATTTACATGAATCAGATAGACAAAATCTACCTAAGTAGGGCAGATGAAAGCAACCTAATCAATAGACCATTTGTGTCTAAAATGCGCCAATACTTTGTTTCTACTTACGAAATGGCGAAAGTTCTCAATGTTAGCTGGCCCACAGCTCGCAGATGGGAGAAGTATCCAGGCATGATGACAATAGGTGACATCTTTACTTTAGCTCACCATTGCAAGATGTCAGTGAAAGACATGGCTCAGTTCATCTATGACTGTCAGTACAAATCAGTACAACCTACACAAGAGTCAGACCTATGAACGCATTTGAGATAATGACTGCCATCAAAGCAGCATCTGAGCAATATGCCGGAATGAATGAGGATGGTCAGTGTGATGGCACTAGACTGATGGCTTTTGAGGCTGGCTGTATGTTTATGCTAAAGCTACTTAATACTCCAGGCACATGAGAACATTCATACCACTAAAACAAAAGTACAATGACATCATGGCTTGTGTTGTTGAGGATAAGAAAAACTATGTCCATCAAAAGCTCATTGATCTATTTGAGACCATGATACAGCAGCAGATTGATGAAGTGAAGATACAGCTGGATGAAGGTAGACCTAAAGATGATGAGGATGGCAATCCGAAAATGGATCCCCTATTGACTGTCAGAGAGCTTGTCTGCAAATATCACCGGATATCTGTTACTGATGTCATGGCACGCAATAGAGTAGCTGACATAAACTTCACCAGGCAAGTGTGCATGTGGGTATCAAGATATCTGAAAGAGTACTTTTCTCTCAATGTCATTGGCTCCTACTATAACAGAGACCATGCAACAGTACTCAATGGCATCAAAAGGATTGATAGTCTGTACTCAGTAGATCGTAATTTCCGGCAAGACTTAGAAAATATCTTATTACATTTACAGAGTAAAGGGATAGATGCCACTGATCACTTCAAGGCAATCTCACATATAAAGATATTGAAATGAAGAAAGATGCAATCAATAAGCTAAGAGGTATGCACTCACACCATGTGGGTGTGTACTTCAAGCTCTACTACTTGTGCAAGGATAACCAAGTAGCTGAGATAATGAGTGACAATATAGCTCTGCACATTGCATCTATGTTTATCAATCCAGGCATATCTATGAGAGAGGCAAAGATCCAGCAGGAAGCTCTTGCTCTAGATGTCGCATTCACATCACTAGAGAAAGCTAATCTTGTCAAGTATGAGGTAGATCAAATAGTAGTGAATGAGCTGTACAAAGAGCCAAGAAACAAAGATTTAGTAGGAAAGTTAGAAGGATGCTGGGATGAGTGGATAGAGTATAAGACTAAGGTATCTAAGACTTCCTACAAATCTGCAAAGAGTGAATACATGGCATATAGCACACTGATGAGAGACTGCAACAATGACCATGACTTGGCTAAGCAAGTTATTGTGAATGCCATAGGTAGGCAGTGGGTAGGATTTAATGTTGATGTATATTTGGAGCAACAATCAAAACTTAAAAACCAATCAAATGACACAAGTAAAATCGGTAGAATTAGCAGGCAAGACCTACAGCAGTGGATTGACAAAGAGTGAGCAATCACTGATCCAGGCACAGACCACTGTCAGAATCAATGCACTCAGTCCTCAGCAGTTCAAGATGAGTATGGTCAAGCCTATCACTATTAGTGGAATTAAACAGCTACCATCTCAGGAAGAGTTTACTATACTTTCTCAGCTCATAGTGGAGAAGTATGGCAACATCACACTGGGTGAGATGCAGTTAGCTTTTGACCTCAATGCATTGGGTACCGAGTGGACCAGGATAGAGCACTACAATATGTTCAGCGTGCAGTATGTCAGTGATGTACTTACCCGGTACATTGAGTATAGCAGAAAGGCAATGCAAGACATCAGCAAGAAAGAGGAAAGAAAGCAGATGAAGATTGAGGAGAGGGTGAATATACAAGCACTCCATGACATGCTGATAGCTGACCAGCAAGATGCATTCTTTGAAAAGAAAGTGAGATACACTGCACCCCTAATCATGCAGTCACTAATCAAGAGAGGGTACTTCAAAGATGAGTATATCTCTGATGAATGGCTAAGTGATGTCAAGCTCAAAGTAAAAAGCAATATGTATCAGGTGATGGGTGAATGGGATAGAGCTAAGTACAGCAGCGAGGAGTGGAAGTCAATGATAAAGACTGAGCAGATTAACCAGGTCAAGTGTGAGGTCTATAAGCACATCATCAAGAATGAGGAGCTTTTCAATACTATCATGAACAATATAAAAGCTGATCTATGAAGTATCAATGGAATAAGCATGGAGTGTGTATCAATCCTAAGACAATGAGCTACAAGTGTAATAAAAAGTATTGTGTCATGATAGAGGTAGCTCAAGCACCTAATAGCTTATGGACTTATGGAATACACTTTGATGGTAAGCTGGAGGGTTTTGCATATTCATGTGCAAATACTTTGGGGAGATATAGCACTGAAAATGCAGCCTTTGAGAAAGCAATAGCTGAGTCTATCTATAGACTGCAGCATAGGTCAGAGCCTGAGACATACAAAAGACTCATTGAGATCTTGCAGGATGAATTACCGAAAACACAACAATTATCTTTATTCGCATGAAAAAGTACAGTCAAGAATTCCTGCATCAAATACTATCCGACTACCCACACATGAGTACAAGAGAAGTAGCACTCAAGTATGGATTGACAGAGAGCAAGGTACATGGTATAGCGTGCAGTAGAAAAATAAAAAAGAATCCTGAGTACATGAAGCAGATGTTAGCTAAGACTAACGAGAATCTTTTTAAGTATGGCAAAGCGCACCGGTATAAGAAAGGCGATATTACATGGAATAAAGGTAAGTACATGAGGGTGAGTGTAGCTACTGAGTTCAAGAAAGGACACAAGCCTCATAACTATAAACCAGTAGGCAGTGAGAGAATCACTGTGGATGGATACCTGGAGAGGAAGGTAGCGGATCCAAAAAAATGGAAAGCAGTACATCACATAGTATGGGAGGAAGTGAATGGACCAATACCACCCCGACATAAACTAGTTTTTAAGGATAATAATAAGCTCAATGTATCAATAGATAATCTGCTGCTGCTGACCTATGAGGAAGCTATGGCAAGAAACACTATCCACCGCTATCCCAAAGAAATAGTACAAGCAATAAAAACAATATCAAAACTAAAAAAAACAATAAGAAATCATGGCACGAAACAAGATTGAGGATTTAAGAAACCATCTCTTTGAAGTAATCGAAATGCTAAAGGATGGAGACATAGACATTGAGAAAGCACAGACTATCTCAGATGTAGCACAAGTGATAGTGAACTCTGCAAAGGTAGAGGTAGACTTCATGAAGGTAGTACATGGCAATGGCTCAGGCTTTATTCCACTAGATAATAGAGGTGAGTATCAGTTAGTTGAAAAAAATAATGTATCTTTATCAAATGAAAACACCAGCGCAAATCTTTAAGGATGAGGTAGATAATCTCATAGAGGCAAAGCTCAATAGGGCTTTGAATACTTACAACAGTGGCTATGTACAAGCACTGCACGATCTAGAGGAGCTGATTGATAAGCTTATCCTGGATGAGAGAGACCACTTTGACTTATGCTGTGAAATGGGACAGCTGTACCGAGAGTATGATCCCTCAGACTTAATGAATAAAAGATACAACAAATGAGCAAGCTCCTAGCATCCCCAAAAGCACAAGCAAAGTTCATGCTGAAGCATGCACTGGCTGTAGTCAAAGAAATGAAATTAGAACAGCTGACTAGAGACAGAGTCAAAGAGTCAGTGATGTTAGCTGTGGATCGGATACTTGCAGCACCAGTAGAAGATAAGACTGGAGAACAGCAAGCTATCAAGTACTGGACTAAAGTAAAAAAACACATCAAAGAACTATGAAACAAATATATGACCTATTTGATTTTAATGAGGTAGAAATCAAAACAATGACAGACTCTTATGATCATGTCTATACTGCGACTCTCAAAAAATACATGACTTTTGAGATGTTTGACGAAAGGGAATATCTGCCTACTAAAGAGGAATGGATTGAGAAAGCAAAAGAAACTTTTGTAAAGAAAATTATCTCTGATGATTTCATACATAAATGTGATGAGGATGATGCTAAGTATTTTACTGACCTTAAAAATGCAATAGAAAACACTGGACTGGTAGATCAATTCTTATGGGATAGAGGCTATAAAAGAATAGATAGTACATGGCAACCTAAAAGTATCAGCAAAAAACAAAGTAGTATTGAATGGCTCTTTGTTGAATTATTGAATACACCCAAAGACAAATTCGAATGGCACTCAATCTTGAGACAAGCCAAAGCAATGCACAAAGAGGAGATGATAAGTTCATATAAAAACGCAATGGCAAGTGCTTATTTCAACACGCATAATTGGATGCCTCAAGAAGGTTATATTCATAAATCCGAACAATACTATAACGAAACATTTGGAGGACAAGAATGAAAGCTACCATCACCTTTGACCTCAATGATCCAGATGATAGAGCAAAGCACAAGCTCATCACTCATATAGATGAAATCACATTTGTATTGTGGGAGCTTGATGAGTACATGCGGAGGGCAGTGAAGTATGACGAGACTAAAAATGAGGAGTACAAGCAAGCTTATTGTGATCTTAGAGAATACCTCAGAGAACTACTTACAGAGAAAGGACTATCAATAGAACTAATAAATTAAAATATGCCACTACCTACAAAAAAACAAAATGAGTCTGATGAGCAATTCATAGGCCGTTGCATGAATGATGAAGTCATGAACTCAGAGTTCACTGACTACCAACAGAGGTATGCAGTGTGCAAAGCTCAGCTCATCATGAGCAAAGAAAAGTGATGGAACTACTAGACAAGCAGAAAGAAGCACTGATATATCTCAGGAATAACCACCCTGCCAACATGATACTGTATGGAGGAGCTGCAGGTGGAGGCAAGACAAGACTAGGGTGTATATGGCAGATACAGAGGAGGCTCAAGTATGCAGGCACTAAGTCTCTCATTGGTAGGTCTAAGCTAGATACCCTAAAAAAGACTACCATAGCGTCATTCTTTGAGACTACTAGACTGATGGGAC